ATGGTCGCACGCATCTATCGTCCCGCCCGCACCGCGATGCAGTCCGGCAAGGCCGGCACGCGCGAATGGCTGCTGATGTACGAGCCCGAAGAGGCCAAGCGCGTCGAGCCGCTGATGGGCTACACCTCGTCCGGCGACATGAAGGCGCAGATCCGCCTCTCCTTCGAGAGCCGCGAGGCCGCCATCGACTATGCCGAGCGCAACGACATTCCCTACCGCGTCGAAGAGCCCAAGGACCCTTCGCGGCGCAAGGTCTCCTACACCGACAACTTCCGCTACGACCGCCGCCAGCCCTGGACGCACTGACTCGCTTACGATCGAACGGAACGCCGCTCGATCGCTGTCACGTCGCGCAGCGCTCGGGGCTATAGAGCGCCCGCCATCCATGCTAGACCTCGGCCGCATCCGAACGGAGCGCCGATCTCACCGCCGCCCAAGGTTCGGCCCCGTAGCTCAGAGGATAGAGCACCGGCCTTCTAAGCCGATGGTCGCTGGTTCGAATCCAGCCGGGGTCACCACCGTTCGAATCCACCGCCCCTTCACGCCGAAGCCACCCGAAGGGGCTGGCCCCCCGCCACCATTTCCCCTATCGTGCCGCGCACGGTCCCGTAGCTCAGCAGGATAGAGCATCAGATTCCTAATCTGAGGGTCGCGTGTTCAAATCACGCCGGGATCACCAAAAAGCTGATACTTTTCAGTGTGTTATAGCTTCTTCTCTGTTCGTTCGTTATGTCCAGGCGGCAACGGGGGCACGTCAGGGGCAACCAGTTCAGGCGCAGCGATCGAGTCGGCCCTGTCGGCGAACTGTTTGATTTCGGCCAGGAGGTCATTCGCTCCTGCATCATTCTTGACGAGATGGCGAGCCAGCATTTCCAGCATAGCCGTCGAATTCTTGACGAGTTGGGCCAACGTACGGTTCTGCTCCTTCACCTCGCTGAAGCTGTCGTCCAGCGACAAAAGTCGCTCAAGCGATTTCCAGCCCTCGTCCTCGAGCTTCTGGACGGCCGGATGCTCCTCGAACGATTCTTCGAGGCGTTTAACGATCTCGGTGTTCATCGCTCGGCCATTGATCTCTGCGGCGTCTCGCAAGCGGTCTCGCAAGCCGTCCGGCATGCGGACTTGAAAACGCTCTGCGGCTTGGCTGGGATACTTCTTGTCGTCGGTCATATCGTCTGAGTGCCACTTGCATCTAAAATTATCTATGGGTGCTAGTTGCACCCAATAGCATGAATAGGTAATTAATGGGTGCAACTCGCACTCAGGAGCCTTTCATGGCAAGTCGTATTCTCCGCCTCCCGGAAGTGAAGGCACAAACTGGGATTTCTCGCAGAACGATTTACGAGCTGATGAGCAAGGGGGAATTTCCGCGTGCTATTCAGCTTTCCTCTCGTGCGGTTGGCTGGACCGATGAAGAGGTTTCGGCCTGGATAGATTCCCGCATCGCCGCTCGCGACAGCGGGAGGGCCGCATGAGCGCGCTTCCGATCGGCAGGATGAGGGGGCTTAATCACCTGTCCTCCGCGGCGATTGACGAAGCCACGCTTTGGATCGCGACGCGAGCGATGGGCGAAATCCCAACGCCGATCGTCCCGGCGCTGCGGGGGCGCTTCGGTCTCTCGGCAGCGGAAGCGTGCACGGCTCTTCGCGAGGCGGCGCTGATCCAGGGGAGAGCGCTATGAATGCTCATTCCGAACAGAGGGCTGAGGTAAGGCTACCGCCTCGGAGTGGCACACGTAAGCGGATTGCACCTGCGGCCAGCTGGCCGCTGAAATGGCCGGAGACCCGAAAAGAAGGCTTCGACGTTTTCGATAACTGGCATGAAATGGCGATGGCCGTCATCAGTGATGCCAAGGCCAGTTTCCGAGTGATCGCCGTCTGCAAGCGTTTCGTCGATTGGGATACGGGCGAACTCTACCCTACCTCGGTAACGCTCTCGAGGATAGCTGGGAGATGCTCCAGAAAGACGATCGAGCGCGATATCGGCAACATGGTGAACCTCGGACTGTTCATCGTGCGTCACGACTGGAGGGTAACGAACGGCAAATTGCAGTCTCGTCGGTTCCTTCGGCTGGCGGTTCCCGACGTCGTTCAGTGGGACCACGGTTGTCCTACCGAACCGAGGCGCCGATGGGACCACGCGTGTCCAGAACCATGCCCCACGCGTGGTCCCACTACCCTTGAAGCTACCCTTGAAGAAGAGGAGCGCGTCGATGTCGCGTGAGCCTCTGACAGGATCTAAGCGGCTCGATCGCGCGGCGCCGGCAAAAGATCGGGGCGCTGCCCCAAACCCCGCGAGGGTTTTGCCCTCGACCCGTTCGATCGTCTTCATCGCTCGTCCGCTGGGCACCTCGCTTCGCTCGCTACCCATCGAACGATCAATGAATCCGTTCTCACCATTTCAGGTTGGCGTTTACGTGCGCGCACGGAAAACGAGGCGGAATGATCTCCCTGAACATCCAAAGAGTCGCTTAACTCTGACAGCGATGAGCGAAGCTGCCGCCAAAAGCGAAAAGGCGCGAGCGAGCGCAGTTGCATGTTTTTTCCATCATTTCGGGATGAAGGAGCTTCGCAATGTCGACGCGTGAAGACCGCCGGACACCGCGGTGCGAGATCGTGCCATTCCCGTCCGCGCGCCGTCTGGAGAAGGTACGGCAGACCGCCTTACTGCTCCTCGACGCGACATCTAAGCCGAAGCTGGATGCGCATTATCGCTCCAAGATTTTCGGCGGCATCGAGAACCAGTTCCTCAAGGTTGGCGTCAGTCAGGAGCGCGCCACGGCGCAACGCCTAGCGTTCGAGCAGGCCGTCGCGGATGAGATGAACCGGATTGACTATGAAGGCGTCCGCGCTCAGCCGGACGGGGGTGCGTCATGAGCGACGAGAACGAGACGGCGCGCCGCGTGAAAGCAGCCTGGGCGGGCACCACGATCAAGAAGCGCGGGCGGACGACCTTCATTCCGACAAAGACCAGAAAGCGCGCCAGCTGCGCGCCTCGCTTTTCCAACGGGGTGAAATTTCGATATGAGTTCCACTTCGTGACGAGCTACCTCGATCCGCCTTACAACACGCATCCGTTCACGAGTTGGATCGTCACGCAGATCGCGAACGACCGTCGATCGCGCTTTGCGGAGGGCACGTCGGACGAGGCGCTTGCGGAACTCGTTGCCGACCTGCGAGAGCAGGGCCATCGTGTGGAGGAGTTCAAGACGGGGTGCGCGGGAGGATCCCGATGACGGCGCCTCTCGACATCCTCTGGACGGCCGGCACCATCGGGCGCTTTCTCCGCCTCGGGAACGATGGAGTTTACGCTCTCGCGCGCGAGACCGATGCTCCGATCTACAAGTCCGGCGGCCGGCTCTATGCCTTCGAAGGCGAGCTCACCGCATGGATGCAGCGCCCTGAAAACCGGCGCAGCCCAACGAACCCCAAGGCAGCCTAAGCCTCCGTAAAGACGGGCGGTTCGCCTTCACGCTACCTCTGATGCCTCATTCGAGAGGCATCGGACTTGACCCACCCCACGACAGCCGCACTGGACCGACAGCTCGCCAAAAAAGGCGAACGGGTCACGTTGCGCCGGGTGCTTCGCGGTGCTCCCGCCCTTAGCGTCAACGTGCTTGCCTTCTGCCGCGGCGCCACGCCTGAAGAGCTGGTTGCCGGCGTAGACCAGAACGCAACCGTCGTCGTCCTTTCCCCGACAGAGATCCTGGCTGCCGCTTGGCCCGCACCTCCGGTCGCTGGCGACGAGATCATTCGTCAGGGCCAGACCCGCACCATCACCACGGCAACGCCCGTCGTCATCGGCGAAACGGTCGTCCGCTACGATCTTCGGGTGCTCGGTTGAGCGCGCGCGCGTCCGCCTCCGAACGGGGTTACGGCACCGCGTGGCGCAAAGCCCGCGCCGGCCATCTGCGCTCGCACCCTCATTGCGTCGCCTGCTCCCGCGAAGGCCGCATCGCTCCCGCTACCATCGTCGACCACATCATCCCCCACAGGGGCGATCAGCGCCTCTTCTGGGATCGCACCAACTGGCAGTCCCTCTGCACCCCGCATCACAGCGGAGAGAAGCAGGGCGACGAGGCGCGTGGCTATGCCGCCCGCGTTGGTGCCGACGGCCTCCCGACCGATCCCAACCATCCTTTCAATCGAGGAGACGCACGATGAGTGCTGCCCGCTACACGATCTTCGCTCACCTGCGAGGATACACCGACAACGCCGCGTTCACGAAGATCGTCGCCAGCGGCAAGCTGACCGCCACGAGCTCGGCCATGAGCGAGGTCATCACCGTTCCGGCCGCGCCCAAGGGCTGTGATCTCATCGTCTCTCTTCGCGGCCGCTATGTGGACGACGTCGCCAAGAGCGGCGCTGGCTGGAGCTACGTCGCCATCTGGGAAGGCACCGAGACACCGGCCTTCGGCACCTCGAATGTCGCGGTCGAAGCGGTTCCTCGCGCGGTCATTGACCCGCCGCTCGTGAACAACATTCCCAGCCATGCCGATATCGCCGTTCGGCCTGGGCAGAAGTTCGCGATCCTCGACACGGGCTGGGCGCTCTGATCGTCATGTCTCGCACCCTCCGCTCTGACCGCTGGAAAACCTTGGACGCCGTTCGCTCGACGAATGCAGCCTCGCGTCCTCGGATCGAAGAGGCCCGCCATGGAGCCTCCTTGGCTGTCTCCATCGCGTCGGGCAAGGCGGGGGGGTCGAAAGCTGGACCCCAAGGGGATCAAGACCGGTTGGGGTACCTCTCTTCAGAGTTAGTTGCCGCTGATTTCGATCTCGGTCGCTCGCGGAGGGCTTTCTGATGGGCCTCCGCGGACCTGGCGCATCTCGCCTCAAGCTGGCTCGGGAGGCTCTTCCCGCCCGCCGGCGGACGCTGCCTTGGCAGAAGAAGGGCCTCGGCCGCGCTGAACGCGTGATCGCCTTTCTGCAGTTCCTGCCGATCACGAAGGGTCCGCTGGCGGGGAAGCGGATGAAGCTCCTTCCCGGGCAGCGGGATTTCATCCTGCAGATCTACGGCGATCTGGACGCCAAGGGCATGCGTCGGCGCCGGATCGGCGTGTCGAGCGCACCAAAGGGCAATGGCAAGACAGGCCTCGCGGCTGGTCTTGTCCTCTGTCACCTGCTTGGACCGGAGAGCGAAGCCCGTGGCGAGGTCTACTCTGGCGCGATCGATCGTCAGCAGGCCGCCATCATCTTCAACGAGTGCGAGGCGATGCTGCTCGGCATTCCGGAGTTTGCCGCGCGCGTGAACGTGCAGCGCTTCCTGAAGAAGATCGAGGTGCTGGACGGTATCGGTAAGGGATCGGTCTACGAAGCCCTTTCAGCCGACGCGCGTCGAGCCCACGGTCTCGCGCCGTCGCTTTTTGTGTACGACGAGCTTGCTCAGGCTCGCGATCGGGAGCTTCTCGACAACCTGATGAATGGTCTTGGAAAGCGCCGCGAAGCGCTTGCCCTCATCATTTCGACGCAGGCGCCCGACGACGATCACCCGCTCTCGCAGCTCATCGATGATGGTCTCAGCGGCGCCGATCCGAGCATCTTCGTCCAGCTCATCTGCGCACCGCCGGAGGCCGATCCCTTCGCCGAAGCCACTTGGCTCGCCTGCAATCCGGCCCTTGGAAAATACGTCTCGCTGCAGGAGATGCGCGAGGCCGCGGCGCGCGCCCGGCGCATCCCGGCCTTCGAGGCATCGTTTCGAAACCTTCGTCTGAATCAGCGCGTCGACGCGCGCGAGGAAAATCGCATCGTGACGGCAGCCGTCTGGCGTCGCGGAAACGTCACTGTGGATCGGAGCGAGCTGGCCGGCCGCACGTGTTTCGCCGCGCTGGATCTTTCCGGCAAGCACGACCTCACCAGCCTGACGCTCGTCTTTCCGGATGACGCTGAAGAGCCCGGCTTTGACGTTCTGCAATGGTGCTGGACGCCGGAAGGCCAGCTGGGTGTCCGCCGGCCGTCCGAACAGGATCGTTTTCGCGCTTGGATCAAGGCCGGCCACATGATCGCGGTGCCGGGGCCGACGATTCGCTATGGCTTCGTCGCTGCGCAGCTCGTCGCGCTTGCGGCCGAGTTCAACATTGTGGTGCTCGGCTTCGACCGGTGGCGGGTCGACGACTTTAAACAGGATCTCGAGGAGATCGACGGCAATTTCCCGGTCCCGCTCGAGCCGTTCGGCCAGGGCTTCAAGGAGATGGGCCCGGCGGTGGATTGGTTCGCCGAACTGGCTCTGACCGGTCGTGTCCGTCACGGCGGCCATCCTGTGCTCACCGCAGCGGTCGCCGGCGCCATCATGGACAGCGATCCTGCCGGCAATCTGAAGATCGCGAAGGATCGCTCGAATGGACGCGGACCCGTCCGCGTCGATCCGGCCGTGACGCTCGTGATGGCGCTTGGCCTCGCGAAGCGCTTCCAGCCGGCCGCTCCGATCGATCTCGACGACTTCCTCAACAATGCGGTGACGGCATGAACGCGCTCACGACCCTCGCGCGCCGCTTCGGCCTGAAGGAAAGCCGCATCTGGCGGACCTACTTCGGGACGGAGTCCTGGGCGGGAAAGAACGTCACGCCGGACACGGCGATGCAGATCGCGACGTTCTGGGCGTGCGTCCGTCTGATCTCCCAGACGATCGCGACCCTTCCGTTCTCGCTCTACGTGCGGCGTGCCGACGGTGGCCGCGACGTGGCGAGCGGTCACCCGCTCTATCCGCTCATCCATGACATGCCGAACGCCGATCAAACGTCGGTGGAGTTCTGGGAGGGTCTGGTCGCTCACCTGCTGATCTGGGGCAACGCATATGTGGAGCTCGGCCGTGGCGTTTCCGGCGGCGTCGTCTCGATGACCTTGCTGCGGCCGGACTTGATGATGGTCTACCGCGACCAGTCCGATGCGCTGCGTTACCGGTACTCGGACCCGCGCGGTGTGATCGAGTTCGGTGATGGCGAACTGATGCACGTCCGTGGCTTCGGTCTTGGCGGTGATCTCGGCCTTTCTCCCGTTGGGCATGCTCGGCAGACTTTGGGCGCGGCGATCGCGACGGACGAGGCCTCCGCTCGGACCTTCGCCAATGGCATGCGGCCGGGTGGAATCATCACCTACGAGGGCGACAAGCTCCTGACGCCGGAACAGCGGCAGCAGGCGAAGACGGCTCTCATCGAGCCGATCACCGGATCAGAGAACGCCGGCAAGACGCTGCTGATGGAGGGAGCGGCCGGGTTCAAATGGCAGGACGTGAACATGCCGCCTCGGGATGCCGAGATGCTGGCGACCCGTGCCTTCCACATCGAGGAGATTTGCCGATGGTTCGGCGTGCCGCCTGTGCTCGTCGGGCACAGCTCGGCCGGACAGACCATGTTTGGAGCCGGCGTCGAACAGATCATGCTCGGTTGGCTCACGCTCGGTCTTCGTCCGTACCTGACGCGGATCGAGCAGGCGCTCAAACGCTCCTTGATCGCGCCAGCGGAACGCGCCTCGCTCTACGCTGAATTCACCGTCGAAGGCCTCCTTCGCGCCGACAGCGCCGGACGCGCCGAGATGTATTCGAAGCTGATGCAGGTCGCGGCCATTACGCCGAACCAGATCGCCGATCGCGAGAACCTGCCGCGCTTCCCTGGCGGAGACGTCCACCTCGTCAACTCGACCCTCGTGCCGCTCGATCAGGCCGGCCGCAAGCCAGCGCGCGTCCAGCCGGCGCCCGGCGAACCGATCCCAGGAGAATGACCATGGAGCGCAAGGACTCGATCACGCAGCATCGGAGCTTCGACCTCTGCATCAAGGCCAAGCCGGACGCGTCCGGCCACTTCTCTGGCTATGGCAGCGTCTGGGGCGTGGTCGACAGCTATCGCGAGATCGTTGCGCCTGGCGCCTTCGCGGCGAGCATTGCCGACACGAAGGGCAAAGGCCGGACGCTTCCGATCCTTTGGCAGCACCGCTCCGATGAGCCGATCGGGCAATGGGACGTGATGCGCGAAGACGATCACGGCCTCTTTCTCGAAGGGGAACTGTGGACCGACGAGGCGCCGAACGCCCGTGTCGCTCATCGCGGCATGAAGGCCGGCGCCATTACGGGACTCTCCATCGGCTTCTACACGCGCGAGGACAGCTTCGACGAGAAGACGCGCATTCGGACCCTGAAGCGGGTCGATCTCGTCGAGGTCTCCGTCGTCACCAATCCCGCGAACGATGAGGCCCGGGTCGACACGATCAAGGCAAAGCTCGCGGCAGGCGAACGGATCAGCGACCGCGAGTTCAAGGCGCTCCTCAGCGATCGAGGCTTTGCGCGCTCCGATGCCGACACGATCGCTGATGTCGGTTTCAACGCCTGGGCCGCGCGCGGCCCCGGCAGCAGCAGCGCCGGCGAGGTCAGCGACCTCCTGAAGGCACTGAGCACCCCTCTCACCCTCCCGACTTTCTGAAGGACCCTGACCATGTCGATCCACGATACCAAGCTGACCGCGGCCCATCGCGCGTTCCACACGAAGGCCGCCGGCGACGCCGCCGACGACCAGCTCGAAATCCGTGCCCTTCGCGACGCTCTCGCGACCCGGGATGCCGAGATCAAGGCCTTCGCCGACAAGGCGGCCGCGGAGATCAAGGACCACGGGCAGATGCTCGCGGACACGAAGGCGGCGCTGACCAGCCTCGCCAAGGCCGGCACCGATCTCCAGACCCAGCTTCTGGCGGTGGAGCAGAAGCTTGCGCGTCGCGGCGGCGGCGACGGCCCGGCGGTCAAGACGCTCGGCAACACCTTCACTGAGAGCGACGAGTGGAAGGGCATGAAGACGCGCGGCGGCGGCACGGCGCGCATCGCGGTCAAGGCCGTGACCAGCGTCACCAGTGCGACGACCGGGACCGGTGGCGTGGGTGACGCGATCCGCCCGCAGCGCCTGCCATACATCGTCACGCCCGGCGAACGCACCTTCACCATCCGTGACTTGATGATGCCCGGCCGGACCGACTCAAATGCCATCGAGTACGTGAAGGAGACCGGTTTCCAGAACATGGCCGCGCCGGTCGCCGAACTCGCGTTGAAGCCACAGTCTGATCTCTCGTTCGATCTCCTCTCGACGCCCGTCCGCACGCTCGCGCACTGGATCCATGCCTCGAAGCAGGTCCTCGACGATATCCCGCTTCTGCAGTCCTACATCGACGGCCGGCTGCGATACGGGCTCGCGATGGTCGAGGAAGCTCAGATCCTCGGGGGCGACGGCACCGGGCAGAACCTCCTCGGCATCGTGCCTCAGTCAACGGCGTTCGCCTTCGGAACCTACTCGCTTCCGAGCGATACGAAGATCGACCGTATCCGCCGTGCCATCCTTCAGGTGCGTATCGCGCTTTACCGCGCGACGGCTGTGGTGATGAACCCGATCGATTGGGCGGAGATCGAGACGCTGAAGGATGGCGATGGTCGCTACGTGATCGGCGATCCGCGTGGCGTCGTCGAGAAGCGCATCTGGGGCCTTCCGGTCGTCGACAGCGATGCCATCGCGCCAGGCAAGTTCCTGACGGGCGCCTTCAACATGGGCGCCCAGCTCTTCGATCGCGAGGATGCGAACGTTCAGGTCTCCACCGAGGACCGCGACAACTTCATCAAGAACGCGGTGACGATCCGGGCCGAGGAGCGCGTCGCGCTCGCTGTCACTCGGCCCGAGTCCTTCGTCTACGGCAACCTCGTCGCCGGCAACGCTGGCTGACGACAAGGAGCCGGGCGCCCGACAGCCCGGCTCACCTTTCCCGAACCGGAGATCAGAACCATGACCAGCGAAGTCGAGATTGAGGCGCTGAAGCCATTCAACGTCCACCATACCCCGCAGACCGTCGTCTGCGACATCGGCGACGTGTTTCCAGTTACCGCGACGCGAGCTGAGCAGCTCGTGGCTTCCGGACTTGCGCGCCGCGTGAAGAGCGCTCCCACGCCCGAAAACAAAATGGCTGTCGAACCTTCGAACAAGGCGGCGAAGAGCTCCGTACGCAAGCCGCTTCCCGACACGCCGAAGGAGTGATCACCATGATCACCGTCATCACGCCCGCAACGGACACCAAGCTGACCACGATCGAACGCGCTCGGGCTCTCCTGGGGTTCGGCGTGGGCGATGATGCGACGGTGCGCATCCTGATCGAGCACGCCTCCAGCGCGATCGTCGATCACTGCCGCCGGCCGTTCGCGACCGAGACCGTCCGTGAGACTTTCGAGGGACCGTCCGCGAGCGGTGCCGTTCTCCTCGGTCGATCGGCGGTCACGTCCTTCGACGAAGTTCGTCGAGGGTCCGAGATAATCGAGCCTCGCTTCGTCCAGTACGATCCCGCAACCGGCTTACTCTTTCGCATCGATGACGACGGTTGGCGCGTAGGGTGGGGAGACCGGGTCTCTGTCACCTATGCCGCAGGCTATGTCCTGCCCACGGACAATGCCGACGCTCCTCCATCCACGCTGCCGCCAGCCGTTGAACGCGCCGCCATCAAGCTCGTCGCTGCCTACCTCTCCATCCGCGGTCGTGACGCGCTCATCAAGAGCGAAACGACGGAGGGGGTTGGCGCGACATCGTTCTGGGTTCCGTCCGCCGGCGCCGGCCTCGCGGATCCTGAAGCGGCAGGCCTGCTTGCCGATTATCGGAGGATCTTCTGATGCTCCACATCACGCCGGAATTCGCGACCTACCTGCGGCAGGAGCTTGGCAAGGATCGCGCGCGGAAAGCCCGTCGCGCGGCGGTCTCGGCCAAGGTCAAGTATCGCAAGCTGAACACCAAGCGCTTCATTCACCTCGTGGGGCAGGCGAAGGTAATCCTGGCCGCCGGCGATCCGACCGTCTTCGCGTTCGAAGGCGCATCTCGTCATGGCCTTCGCATCGGCCTGATCGAGAGAGGTTGGGCGTGGAAGGACGCGGATTCTTGCGCGGCTGAGATCGTAGCGGCGGCCCTGAAGGAGCTTGGCGCGACCCGGCCCTCCTGGGCTGATGGGCAACCCGACTTCGTCTCGAGCGTGGGAACGCTGCGGACTTTCTGCGCCCACTGCAACGGGCGCATTCCGCCGGATCGGAAGACCCATGCCGGCAACCCGGTGAAGTATTGCAGCTTCGAATGCGGACAGTACGCCTACCGGAAGAAGGCATCCGAGTTTGGTGAGCAGGTGTCGCTCGCGGAGTATCTGACCCGATGCGCTGAGCGCTCGGCCAAGACGCTCGAGGAAAGGGCCCGGAACTGCGAACAATGCAACAAGCGGTTCCTGTCCTCCCGGCTCGACGCTCGGTTCTGCTCGACCAGCTGCGTTAGCGAGAGCCAGCGGCGATCCTGGGAGGTATCGTGCGTCGGCTGCGGCAAGACCTTCACCGCCCGACCAGGCACGAAGAACCCGAAATACTGCTCGCTCGATTGCTACACCGCGACAGCTCGCTCCGATCGCGAGGTGTCCTGTGGCGTTTGCCGCGCGATCTTCCGGCCGCGCTTTTCCGAGAAGCGAGGTCTCTCCAAGTTTTGCTCGACCGCTTGCAGCGCGTCAGCCCGCGCCGGTTTGCGCGAGGCGCGGCCGGTGCTGTCCTGCAAGACCTGCGGACAAACCTTCCAGCCCGACTTCCCCTCACAGAAGCGGAGCTTCTGTTCCGTTGCTTGTAACCCGTACGCGAGCAAGGCCGACAAGGCGAAGGCCGCCTCCGCGTTCAACTGCGAGGCATGCTCATGAGCAATACCGTCAAAACCCTGACTGTCCGCTATCGCCAGGAGGGCGGCAGCGAGCTCGAGCGCGTCGCCAAATCCATCGCACGATCTCAGCAGCTCGTCGCAGAAGCCAGCCAGGGCGCCTACAAGGTCGTCGCTGAAGGGACGGTTCGCCTGGGCGGCGCGGAGCGCGGCTATCGTGCTCTGCAGGCGCGTCTCGAAGGCATGGGGCGAGCAACGAAGCAGTTTCACACAGACCTGAAGGCGCTGGACAGCGCCATGTCCGCCGGCATCGTCAAGGGCGAAGAGTACGCGCGACAGCTCGCGAAGATTCAGTCGAACCTTCAGAATGCCGGCCGCGCGACGGGTTCGGACAGCGGGGCCGCGCTGGACATCTCGAAGCGCTTCAACATCGGCGCAGAGGCTGCAAACCCGGCCCGCGCGTCTGCATCCGTCTTTGAAGAGGCTGAGCGCGCGGCCGAGCGGTTACGATCGCAGCTCGACCCCTTGAGCGCTGCTCAGCGGCAGTTGAATGCCGAGCTCGCGACATACCGGGATCTCGCGGCGGGAGGGGTGATCACGACCCGTGAGCTTGCCGATGCGGAGGCGATGGTCGGTGCGCGCATGGCGCTGGCCGAGAAAACCATGGCCGACGTCGGTGCGACGACGAAGCTCACCTCGAACCAGATGGCGAACCTCGGCTATCAGGTGAACGACGTCGCAACGATGCTGGCGATGGGTGCGAGCCCGTTCCAGATCCTGGCCTCGCAGGGCGGACAGGTCGTCCAGGCGCTTGGGGACGGGCCCGGCGGCGTGAAGGGAAGTCTTGCCGCGATCGGGACCGGCATCGCCGGAATGGTGACGCCGGTGACGGCCGTCGCGGCCGGGCTCCTGGCGGCAGGCAGCGCGGCCATCTACTTCGCGACGCGCACCGATAGCGCCGTGAAGCCGCTCAACGAGGCGATGGAGAACCATCGCCGGATCATTGGCGAGATTGCGGACGAGTACGGCGTCGCGCTCAGAGCCAGCGAGGAATATAGCTCCGCGGCCGCGCGTTCGTTCGCCCTTCGTCGCAGTGAAGCGGAACTCCAGACGTCCGCTCGCGCGTCCCTCTTCGACGCCTTCGGCTCCGGCAGCGGCGTCGTGCTGGGCGGCTCCGCCCGCGGCGCTGCCAGCACTGGCGAGGGGCGCGACGCCTTCCGCGTTGCCGCTGGCTATGAGGCCTTTTCCGAACCGCTCCTGAAACTCCGCAAGGGTCTGAGGGATGGAACGGCCGACGCGGCTTCCTTCGTCGAGGAGGTCGCCGGCATCGCCAATCTCAGCCCGGCGAACGCGGCCTTGCAAAAGATGGGGGCCGAACTGATCGAACTCGCACGCGCGAGCGCTGACGCTCAACGGCAGATTGACTCCCTTTCGACCAGCACCGAGCGGATGGCGCGAAAGCAGCTTAGCGAGTCCATGGGCCGCCTACGCGAGTTCGTTCCCGATCGCCGCACCGATGCCGACCGGATCAACGCGGAAGCCGAGCAGGCGTCTGGTCTCGCCCGGTCCTACGGCGAATTGATGGAGATCGAACGCCAGCGGCAAGCCGGCCTGCAGGAGTTTGCTCGCGTCGAAGAGGTCGTGCGTGCCGGGCATGAACTCGACCTCCGCGGCATCGGCGTCCGGTCTGCTGCGGGGCGTGCTGAGATCGACGCCATGCGCACCCGCTTGGACCTCTCCGGCGCGATCATGACGGAGGAGGAGAAGCGGCGGCGGATCGAGGAGGTTCGCAGTCTCTCCCTCGCTCAGTCTCGCTTCCAAGAAGGCGAATCCCTTCGTCAGCGAATGGAGGCGCAGCAGGACGCCACCTCGTCGCTGATGCTGGACATGCAGACCATGGGAAAGAGCCAGGGCGATATTGCCCGTCTCGATACCGATTACGAAATCCTCGAGCTTCAGGAAACGGACCGATGAGCGCTCTCAACTTCTACCATCAGGGCCACCGTGCGATCATCCTTCAGGATGCCGCATGCTACGACGAGGATGGCGTTCTGCTCTCCCTCGGGCCCAAGCACGTCGTCGTCTCTGAAGCGAACGTCGTCGTCACCTGTACCGGCATGGCGAACGCGCCCCAGATCATGGCGACGATCATCCGCCGCGGATTCCGCGACATCGACGACTTCGCGGATCGGGGCGAGGCGTTCTTCGCGGAGCACTGGAGCGACCTTCAGCGTACCATCGATGAGCTCGGTTCCGGTCGGCTCTGTGCAATGGTCGTCGGATGGTCGAAGCGCGATCGGCGCCCGAAGAGTGTCCACTTCACGAACCGCGAGGGCGAGCCGTCCTTCATCGTGGACCTCGCCTGGCTGCATCACCCCAAGCTTCGATCCGGGGCGAAGGCGTCACTCTTGCGGCAGATCGGTGAACCGACGCGGGAAGAGTTCGACCCGGTACAACACGGCATTGCCCTGATGGAGGTACAGCGTCGGCAGCCGTCTGACGGCATGGACGAGGGCAAGTCCGGCCGGCTCCTCATCGGCGGTCACGTCATGCTGATCACGGTCGATCGGCACGGCATCACCGATCGCATCCTCAAGCGCTGGGATGACCGCGTCGGAGAGACGATCGAGCCCGGTCCGCTGCCCGCGACTTCGGCCGGCATTGTCGTTGCGATGCCAGCGGTGAACCGGAGAGAGCGGCGCCGGCAGGACGCGCTTCGTCGTGGAGCGGTCGCTTGAGCGCCTGCAACCTCATCCTCGGGCCGAATCGCGCGCTCATCTGGACGGACTCGGCCGTGTTCAACATGGCCGGCGAGATCATCGAGCACCATCGCAAGACGATCCCGATCGAGGGCATGAAAGCGGTTGTCTCGGTTTGCGGTTTCCCGTTCATCGCTGAGTTCTTGGCGAAGGAGATCGCGCATCTGGCCGCGGAGATCGGCACGACCTTCGACGACATCATCACCAGCGACGGCGCCTTGGTCGACGAGGTCTTCACCGTCGTTGCCCCGTTCGCGCCGACGCTCGGCACCCTCCCCCGCCGCTTCTGGATCACCGGATGGTCTGAGACGGACGGGTGCCCAAAGTGTCTTGGCTTCAGCCTCGAGGACGGCGTATGCGTTTGGCGGCCCGTGGAAAGCGATTTCGCCCCGCCGTTGGGCGAAGCCGCTCTGCTGATGATCTACGGCGCCGTCGGACAGGCCAGCCGGCCCGGCTTCGACAAGCGGACGATCGGCGTTCCGTTGATGCAAGCGCAGCGCGCCTCCCTCGCTGAAGTCCCTCAGACGTTCGAGGGGCCGTTGATCCCTGGCGGCGCGATCCTCGAGACGCTGATCACGGCGGAAGGGGTTTCGCAAACGGTCGTCAGCACATGGGCGGAAGATCTGACCGCCACGCGGCCGGCGTCGTCATCCGCTCTGGGGCGACTCATTTCGGCGAACACTCAAGGCGGACAGGTTGCCGTCTTGAACCGTGCCGCCAGACGACGAGCGGAGCGTTTCGACGCCTGATCATCCTGTCTTGCGACCGCCGCCGGCTTGATGCTTCGCTTTGGCATCATCCGGCGGCAGATTACCCAAGAAGTGAGCTTAAATAGAGTCTTTCCCAGAGACTTTAGCCGTGGCAGCGCCACTCACGAAAGCATCATCGAAGTGAGAAAGGAAGCATTCTATCAGTCTGCCGTGATAGATGCCGTAAACTGTCTTCGTCATGCCGCCATCTTTGGGTGCCAAAATAGAAAAATTGAGACGATCCGATAAAAGTTCGGGCCGCATCCAAGCCTTGCTCCGCCACTGATCTGTGTCATGCGTGAAGTCGCCATCGCCGTCGTACGACCACGTTGCGACGTCTTTTTCATCAATAGCTTTTTTGAATTTCGCGAGCAGCGCTTTCGGATTGCTCGTCATAAAAGTCACGGACATAGGCAGTCTCCCTTTCCTTTCTCAAGCTATCGTTAAGCGTGTGGGAGTGCAATTGGAGGATCAGTCAGCCACCGCCCGTTTCCCTCCGCCAACATAGGCGTTGCAGCCTGCCGGCTTCTGATGCGCAGGCCTTAAAAGTGATCGACGCTCGGAGCGCTATTTCGCGCGGGAGGCTCCAAGCCGCTCATCCTGTCAAAGAAGAGATCGACCGCGCGGCTATCGCGCCGGTTCGTGATCGTGTCGCGCTTTGGAAAATCGCGCATCGCGTTCAGGCGGACCAGCGCGCGTTCTGTCAGCCCGAAATAGGTCCGAAGCTGATGATCCGTCATGAAGCGTGGGAAGTAAGTAACGTCGTTTCCCACTGTCCGAGCCCTTCAATCGCGGTTTTTACGATTCAATCAGGTAGGACGAACCCGTGAGACTTTCGCCTCGCTTGTGACTGTCTTTTCATCTTCGATTGCAGCGTCTACCGCCTCAATCATGCGTTGGAAGTTAACCACCCGGTCCGCCATCACGTTCGGCAGCATGGTATCTGTTGCAAGACTGCGAGCCGCGCCACGTCTTTCTTCAACCAAGTACGCGCGAACGGCTCTTAGGTGCTCGATGGCCTCATCACGCTTCAACGTATCGTTTTCGGACATTTTACCTCGCCTTTTTCACTGCCTGTATAAATCGTAACAAGCCATATTAGGTCAAATCACGATCGAACTTAGAAGCACCGCCCAAGCCTCCAGCGCCTTCCGCTTCTCCGGTAGGTAGTCGTTTAAATCGTAGTGCCGACCCGTCACGGCCGCCGCCCCGCCCGTGTCACCAGCATGCGCGATGACATGGGAAACGATGAAGCGCGGAAGGCCGATCCGCTCGCTTGTCATGTTCGTTGCCCCGGTCCTGCGCAGGTCGTGAGGAGTCGCCCCATTGATCTCGAGGGCTGTGGTCATCCGGTTCATTGCACGCGAAAAAGCGCCTGCCTCAATGTGTGAGTCTGTCCGCCCGGACGTGAAGACGAACTCGCTTTGCCCCTCGCACCTCTCCAGGATGGACATTGCGAGATCAGAGAGCGGGACGAGGTGCGTGCGCTTTCCTTTCATCCGCGTTCCGGGAATGGTCCAGACACGTTTCGCACGATCGATCTCGGCCCACCGCATGCCGACGATCTCGCCACGCCGCTGCAACGTCACCGCGGCCATCTGAAGGGCTCGCCCCATCTCCTGCGATATCCCGAGCCCCTTCACCTCCTGAGGCTCAAGGCACGCCTGCCAGAACGCGCGAAGCTCTTGGTCCGACAGGACGCGCTCGCGCGGCTGCGACGCCGTGACTGCGATATCATGCGCCGGGTTGGTCTCAATGATCTCTCGACGGACGGCATAGCCGAGAAGTTGCCGGACAACAGCGAGGCACTGTCGCCCGTTCGCCGCAGACTTGCGCGACTCCTTCGAGACGAGCGCTTGAATGTCGGAGCGTTTGATTTCCGGGACTGCCTTTGCATCCAGAGCCGGCGCCACGAAGCGATCGAAGATCCTACGCTCTTCCTTCAACGTAGAGGCTCGCTTAGGGCCTTTGGCATTCGCCTTATGCAGCCCCCTCCCCGCGTCCTCGAAATAAGCGTCGGCAAGGTCGCCAATCCGATGAAGGCGCTTGCCAGCTTCAGCAGCCTTGTGGGCGCGATCGATGCCGACGACGTCCGCACCTCCAGCGACGGCGCCTTTCACCTTTCTGGCCTCATCCCTGGCTCGAGAGAGCGTCACGGCAGGATAAGGACCGAGCGCCTTCCGCCGTTGTTCACCCGCGGCGCTGCGATAGCGGACAGACCAAGAGCGGGCGCCGTTCTCTGTGACACGAAAGATCAAGCCGGGCTCGTCGTCGTCCCGAAGTTCAAGACGCTTGCCTGGCTCCGGGAGAGCCCGTTTAAGGAGATCGTTCGTCAGCTTCAT